GTACTGCGTCAACTGGGCGCGCTGGGTGCATGCGGAGAAGATGCTCAGTCAGAAGGGCGACGACGGGCTGGTCGAAAGCACGCCGAGCGGCTACCGGCAGATCGGCGTCTGGCTGCAGGTGAGCAACCGGGCCCAGGAGCAGATGCACCGCTTCATGCGCGAGTTCGGTCTGACGCCGTCGGCGCGTGCATCGCTCAACATCGCGGCCGCGCAGGGTTCTCTGTTCCCGAACGACGACCCGATGGCCGGGCTGCTCGCCGCCGGTTCCGCCGCGGCGTAGGAGCGTGGGCGTCAACGAGACCCCGGTCCTCGTCGACCGAGCGACGGCCTATGCGCGCCAGGTGGCCGACGGCACGATCGTCGCCGGCCCGCTGGTGCGTGCCGCATGCCAGCGCCACCTCGACGACATGGCCAACGCCGCCGCGCGCGGCCTGGTGTGGCGGCCGGAAATGGCGGAACGCGCGTTCCGCTTCTTCGAGCAGTTGAAGCTCGCCGACACCGGCCGGCCGTTCATCCTGCAGGCGTTCCAGGCCTTCATCGTCGGCTCTCTGTTCGGCTGGTACGGCGCGGACGGCGCGCGGCGCTTTCGCACCGCGTACATCGAGATCGGCAAGGGCAACGGCAAGACGCCGCTGGCCGCCGCGACCCTGCTGTACCTGCTGCTAGCGGACGGCGAGTCGGCGGCCGAGGTCTACAGCGCGGCCGTGACGCGCGACCAGGCCGGCATCTGCTACCGCGATGCGCTGCGCTTCGTGCAGGCGCACCCGACGCTGGCGCAGGCCTGCGACGCCGGCCTGCACAACATCGCCTACCCGCGCACCAACAGCTTCCTGCGGCCGCTCGCCGCCGAGGGCCGCAGCCTCGACGGCCTGCGCGTGCACGGCGCGAGCGTCGACGAGCTGCACGAGCACCGCACGTCGATGGTGGTCGATAAGATCCGCGCCGGCACCAAGGGGCGCCGCCAGGCGCTGATCGTGGAGATCACCAACAGCGGCTTCGACCGCACGAGCGTGTGCTACCAGCACCACGTCTACAGCGGCAAGGTGCTCGCCGGCCACCTGCACAACGACACCTGGTTCGCCTACATCGCCAGCCTCGACGATGGCGACGACCCGCTCGAGGACGACGCCTGCTGGATCAAGTGCAACCCGAACCTGGGCGTCAGCATCACGCACAAGTACCTGCGCGAACAGGTCGCCGAGGCGCGCGACATCCCGAGCCGCCGCAACATCGTGCTGCGGCTCAACTTCTGCGTCTGGACCGAGGCGGCCAACCGCTGGCTCGACATGGCGGCCTGGGACCGCTGCGCCGACCCGGTGCTCGTCGAGGACTTGTCCGGCCGCGAGTGCTACGGCGGGCTCGACCTGGCGAGCACCAGCGACGTGGCCGCGATGGTGTGGGTCTTCCCGCCGCGCTTCGAGGGCGACAAGTGGGCGCTGTTGCCGCGCTTCTGGGTTCCGCGCGACAACATCGGCCGCCGCAGCCAGCGCGACGGCGTGCCGTATGACCAGTGGCAGCACGAGGGCGCGATCAAGGCCACCGACGGCAACGTGATCGACTACGACGTGATCCGCCACGACATCATGGCCGACGCGCAGCGGTTCAAGGTGCGCAAGATCAGTATCGACCGCTGGAACGCGACGCAGCTCGCCACGCAGTTGCAGGCCGAGGGTCTGGAGGTGTTCGGCTTCGGCCAGGGCTTCGCCAGCATGTCCTCGCCGTCCAAGCTGCTCGAGCAGCTGGTGCTGTCGGGCGACATCGCGCACGGCGGCCACCCGGTGCTGCGCTGGATGGCCGGCAACTGCGCGATCGCGCAAGACCCGGCCGGCAACATCAAGCCCGACAAGTCCAAGAGCACCGAGAAGATCGACGGCATCGTGGCGTCGGTCATGGGCATCGGCACCGCCGCGGCCGACACGACCGAGGAACCCGAGTTCCAGATCTTCTTCGCCGGCACGAGCCACTGAGAGCACACACCATGAACCGAGCCTACGCAGTCCTCGAGATCAAGGCCGCGGCCGACGGCGGCCGCCGCACCTTCCGCGGCATCGCCACCACGCCGACGCCAGACCGCATGCAGGACATCGTCGTGCCCACCGGCATGAAGTTCAAGCTGCCGCTGCCGCTGCTGTGGCAGCACGACGGGTCCGACCCGATCGGCTGGGTCAACAGCGCCAAGGTCACGGCCCGCGGCATCGAGGTCGAGGGCGAGATCGCCGACATCCCGGACGCCGGCCCGCTGAAGGAGCGGCTAGACAAGGCCTGGCAGTACATCAAGAACAAGCTGGTGCGTGGCCTGTCGATCGGCTTCAACCCGCTCAAGTACGAGCACATCGAGGCCACCGGCGGCCTGCAGTTCAACGAGACCGAATGGCTCGAGCTGTCGGCCGTCACGATTCCTGCGAACCAGGAAGCCACCATCACCACGATCAAGTCGATCGACCTGCAGTCCCTGGCCGCGCTGGGCCGCGATGGGACCGATCGGCAAAAAAGCCCCGGCGCTTCGGGGCAACCGCACCAAGCCGCCCCCGGGCGGCTTTCTCACACCCGAAGCCAGAAAGGCAAGGACACCATGAACATCAAGGAAATGCTCGACGCGCGCACCACCAAGAATGCGCGCCTGAAGGAACTGATCGACGCGCGCACCGCCGAGTCGCGCGCGTTCACCGACGAGGAGGGCGCCGAGTTCGACGCACTGACCGACGAGGTCAAGGCGCTCGACGACGACATCCGCGTCGCCAAGTACCACCAGGTCAACAGCGCGCACGCCAAGGCCGTCGACACCGACGCCCACAACGGCCGCCGCTCGGGCCCGACCATCCTGGTGAAGAAGGAAGACCCGGACGACAAGTTCAAGGGCCAGGCGCAGACGCGCCTGTTCATCGCGAAGGCGCTCGCCTTCATGTCGATGCGCGAGGGCAACTACGTGTCGCCGGCGCAGGTGGCCGAGGCGCGCTGGGGCAAGTCGCACCCGAAGCTCGTGCAGTACATCAAGGCCGCCGTCGCCGGCGCCGGCACCGGCTCGGGCGAGTGGGGCGCCGAGCTCGCGCAGGCCGACCAGCGCTACACCGGCGACTTCATCGAGTACCTGTACGGCCAGACGATCTACGACCGCCTGCCGCTGCGCCCGGTGCCCGGCCGCGTGCACATCAAGGGCCAGGACGGCGCGGCCACCGGCTACTGGGTCGGCGAGAGCAAGGCCATCCCCGCGAGCAAGGCCGACTACTCCGATGTCGAGCTCTCGCCGCTCAAGGTCGGCGCGCTCGCGGTCTGCTCGAAGGAGTGGGTGCGCGACGCTTCGCCGGCGGGCGAGATGCTGATCCGCGACGCCATCGTGCAGGCCAGCTCGCAGCGCGTCGACACCACCTTCCTGTCGGCCACCGCTGCCAGCGCGGGCGTCTCGCCGGCCGGCCTGCTCAACGGCGTGACCGCGGTCACCTCGTCGGGCGGCGACGCCGACGCGCTGCGCGCCGACTTCCAGGAACTCGCGGCGCCGTTCATCGCCAACAAGAACAGCCTCGGCCTGCACATCATCACCACGCCGTCGCTCGGCATGGCGATCGGCATGATGGTCAACGCGCTCGGCCAGCCCGAGTTCCCGGGTATCAGCGAGAACGGCGGCACGCTGTTCAACAAGCCGGTGCACACGGGCGACAACGTCGGCCCGGGCGACATCATCCTGCTCAAGCCGTCGGACATCTGGAAGATCGACGACCGCGGCGTCGAGGTCAGCATGAGCGACCAGGCCACGATCGAGCAGAACGACGCCCCGCAGGGCGCCAGCGACACGCCGACGGCCGCCAGCGCCACGCTGATGTCGATGTTCCAGACCGAGTCGATCGCCTTCAAGGTGGTGCGCAGCATCAACTTCCAGAAGCGCCGGTCGCACGCGGTTCAGTTCATCGGCGACGCCGGCTACGGCACCGCGTCTGGCCTGTCGACCGCCTGATCGTCCCGCGTCGATCTCCCGCCCGGCTTCGGCCGGGCTTTTCACCGAGAGCTTGCCCACCATGAAGATGAAGTCCATCGCCAGCCGGCCGTTCAAGTACGCCGGCGCCCTGGTGCAACCGCAGGCCGAGTTCTCGGTGAAGAGCACGCGCGACGCCAAGGTGCTCGGCATCATGCGCCGCGCCGAACTGCTGCCCGATCCGCCGGTCGTCGTCGCGCCGGCCGCTGCCAGGCGCGCCTACAAGCGGCGCGACATGGTGGCCGAGGCGCCGGCCGATGCCGTGCCCGCCATCTTCCCGCTGGTGGCCACGCCCGAGGGCGATCGCGGTCCGTCGATGCAGCCGGCCGCACCCGTGCAACCGGAAGACGCCTTGGTGGCGCAGCGCGTGCTGTCCGGCGTCGACGACTCGCGCGGCTGGGTGCGCATCTTCGACTGGAAGGCCGGCGCCTGGCAGCAGGACGCCGCGCAGGAAGTCACCGACGTGTTCGCGCAGACGACGGTGTTCGCCTGCATCACCCTGATCGCAAGCGACATCGGCAAGCTGCGCCTGCGCCTGGTCGAGAAGAAGGGCCGCATCTGGTCCGAGACCGCCAGCCCCGCCTACAGCCCGGTCCTGCGCAAGCCGAACCACTACCAGACGCGGCAGAAGTTCGTCGAGCAGTGGATCGTCTCCAAGCTGTCCGAAGGCAACGCCTACGTGCTCAAGGGGCGCGACAACCGCGGCGTCGTCACCTCGCTGTACGTGCTCGACCCGCGGCGTTGCCGCCCGCTGGTGGCGCCCGACGGCGCGGTCTACTACCAGCTCGGCGAGGACGACCTCAACAAGCTGCCGGCCGGCATCGAGGCCATCCCGGCGAGCGAGATCATCCACGACCGCATGGTCTGCCTGTTCCACCCGCTCGTCGGCGTCACGCCGCTCTACGCGGCCACGCTGCCGGCGCAGCAGGCGCTCAAGATCCAGCAGAACAGCAAGCAGTTCTTCGCCAACTCCAGCCAGCCCGGCGGCATCCTGTCGGCGCCGGGCAAGATCAGCGAGGAGACCGCCGCGCGCATCAAGGCGCACTGGGAGAAGAACTACACCGGCCAGAACGCCGGCAAGGTCGCCGTGCTCGGCGACTCGCTGGCCTACACGCCGGGCGCCGTCAACGCCGTCGACTCGCAGCTCGTCGAGCAGCTCGGCATCACCGCGCCGCAGATCTGCGCCGTCTTCCATGTGCCGCCGTTCATGGTCGGCGCTGCCGACGCGCCGCCCTACGGCAACATCGGCCCCGCGGTGCAGCAGTATTACAACCAGTGCCTGCAGACGCTGATCGAGGCGCTGGAGGCCTGCCTCGACGAAGGCCTGGGCATCGGCGAGGGCGTCAACGTCGAAGGCCGCACGCTCGGCACCGAGTTGAACCTCGACGACCTGCTGCGCATGGACGGCAAGACGCTGGCCGAGGTCGAGGGCATCAAGGTCCAGCGCGGCATCTCCGCGCCCGACGAGAGCCGCGAGAAGTTCGACCTCGGCCCCGTCACCGGCGGCGCGCTGCCGTACCTGCAGCAGCAGAACTACTCGCTCGAGGCGCTGTCCAAGCGCGACCAGGGCGACGACCCGTTCGGCACCAGCAGCAAGCCGCCGCCGGCGCCCGCGCCGCCGGAGGAAGACAAGGCCAGGCAGGAGATGGCGCTGCGCGACATCGCCGCCAGGTTCGTCATGCGCATCGCCGCCAAAGATCGGGTCGCCGCGTGAACGAGATCCTGGAGCGCCTGGGTTTCATCCCGGGCCCCGAAGGCGAGCCAGGCGCGCGCGGCCGCCCCGGGCGTGACGGCAAGGACGGCGCGCCCGGCCGCCCCGGGCGTGACGGCAGGGACGGCGCCGACGGCAAGGACGGCGCGCCCGGTGTCGACGGCAAGGACGGCAAGGACGGGCGCGACGGTGAGGACGGGCGCGATGGCCAGGACGCGATGGGGCTTGTGCCTGCCACCGCCACCTTCGAGCGTGACCCCTACACCCAGCGCACCACCCGCCTGCTCATCGTCGGCCCCGGCGGCGCCGGGCTGCAACTCATCCCCGCGCATGACCCGGCCACCGGTCGCATGCAGTCGGTCCAAATCAAGGAATACACGCGATGAACGAACCCAGCCCGCCCAATCTCC